ATTTGGCTTGTGCGCAGGCACACCGTGGTAACACATCACGGAGCCAACAGGAGCAGATACAGCATTTGCTATACCCGACCCTCTGCGACATCACTGAACAGGGTTCATGATGTTAATGGGGCCCCCGAGAACAACGGGGGAGGAGGAGTGGGAGTAGTTTGGAGGAGGTGAGAGTGAGAAGAAGAAGGAAGAAGCACGACAGCGTAGCTCTGCGCCAGCCTAGGCTGGGATGAAGCAGAGGACGTAGTTGAGATCAGTGAGGGTGAGGGACGTGTTGGCAAACACGGTCACACGGAGCCACCCGGCCCCGGTTGAGGCATCATAGTTCTGGAGGAGAACTCCAGAGATGCTAACAGAACCAGGGTCCGCGATGGTGGCCGTGCCACCCCCGGTGTTCGTGAACGGGGTCTTCGCCCATGTAGTTCCATCAAATTGTTGTAGCTCACTATAAATGTGAGCTGCACCTGGTGATGTGAACTCCATGTGGTAAGTAACCTGCCACGTACCTCTCGGAATGCGAAAGTCTCCTGTCACGGGTTTGCCAACATAGGCATCCGCGTACGGCAGGCCGGCTGGAAAGGTCCAGTCGCCAAAGCCGGCAGTAGAGTTTCCGACAACCGAGAAAGTCGGGGAAGTGGTGACAGCACGCGACGTGTCGTCAGCCTGCAAACAAACCATTTGTGCAGCAGGCAGGAGCTCGTCGTGTGTTCCATCATGCGGATCAAGGAGTCGAACCTTGTACTCCACGAACATTCTCCCGAGGGTAGCGTTGACAGCCGAGTTCCCCGCCGTCGCGATATAGACATTCGCGGCGTCAGAGAGTCGGTTGTCACCCGCACGAATGGAACCTCTGGTATACAGAGGTCCCGAAGTGTGGAGGCTAGCCCCAGGGAGATGGAGCGTGAATGAGTCGAAGGCGGGACCCTCAACCGCGCCCTTCATCTGAGTCAGCTCAGACGAGTCTGCAGGAACTGGATCGTTGACATCGAAGTCCGGAGCCATCATCACTGACCCGATGGTAGTCGTCCCGATTCTTGGAACGTAGTGAACCTTGACCCAGTCAAGTTCATAACGTTCGAAGTTCGAGGCAATACCAGAGAGCCAGGGGAAGGTAACCGGATTCGACGGATTGATCGTGAATTCGTGCAGATGGAAGTCGCCGCCCGAGGCAGGATCCGGGTTGGTGTGTACGTCGCCATCACCGAGAAATTCAGTGTGGTGAATGGACACTGTTCCGTCCTTGTGGGAGGTCATCCTCGCAGGTCTCTGCGTATAGATGCCTCCCTGAGCCGCAGGGATCGCACGATTCTCCAGTGAGGAGGCTCGGCGGTTCCCCGCAGCCACAAGGATACGGGACTTAACCAACGGATCCACCCTGGGTTTGGCGGTCCGCGTCTCCGAGGACTTGGTCCTCGGTGAAGATGTAGGCAGAGCTGACATCTTGTGATCCTTCTTCTTCTGGTCCTTGCTGAAGTAAGGAAGGTGTTGACGTCCAGTCGGGGTAGACTTGGACGGAGGTCTGGAAAGAAGGGAGTCGACGAGTTCCTCCACTTTGTTTCCAACTGGGTCCGATCTGAAACCTTCAGTTAACGGAATACCAGTTAGTTCCTCAGCCTTTCGAGCAGCCTTGCGTGCCGCGTAATCAGTTGCGAGTGCAGATGCAATCTCAGCAACTTCGATACCGACAGCAGCGAGGGCAGCAGAACCAGGATCCATGGATCCTTCTCACGATGAAGTTTGTAGAACTGTAGGCGACAAGAGAGTCGCGGATTTATCTCTAATAGGGGCTCCCTCAGAGATCGAGCGACTGTACATCCGACACGACCTCTCAACTTAGGATGAGAGGCTGTCCCGTGCAGTCTGTCGACGTTCCGGTCGTTGCCGACCTTAGTACGGAAGTATTAAGCCAGTTGGCACCGTTTTGGGACATTTAACATGTCGAACCCCCTGGTCCAGTTTAACGACTTGTCCAGGTCAAGGAGGTGGAGGTTCAGGATGTTGCTCGATCATCTGAGTTCTCAAGGAGTCCTGGAGAATCAGAATCCGCTTCGTTACAGGAGAGGGGAGTATATCGCTCCCATATCGTGTAGTCCCATTTCGGGAGCCGGGAGGAACGAGTGTCCCAGATTGATTTCTGGAACTCGTTCAACACCCGCCCCGGGAGTATCTTATAGGCAACATCGTCATTTGTGACGACGTATCCCGGACACTCCAACGGACGAACACGAACACACCTGTCTCGAATCTCTCTCATGCCAGCCATGGCAGGAGTCATGCGTGGCCAGCGGAGGAGGCGAACCCTCCGCTGAAGTTTGAGACCGACGGAAGGGGTGTCGATCCGGAGCCCATTATGGACCTCCGGAAGCTCCCCCTCATCGAGTCTCGCGACCGCTTTCTCTCTAAGGAAACGACCCAACGCTGCTTGTCGGCGGGTCACCTTGAGAGCACTCGGCGGGATGTCGAAGCCCCAGCCTCCCAACAGATGTGGGGAGGCCAGGTTCATCAAACCGCCTCTGGTGATCTCCTTGATTGCCGAGAGATGATAGTGCACGAAGCGGCGATGTGCTCGCTCCGGCTGGGCAGCCCCTGCAACAACTTCGTTGTAGAGGTCCCAGATCGGAGCGGCCTTAGCCGTCTCGCGTCCAGTCACTTTCGACTGTCCAGTGAGTAACCCGGCGTTCAGGTACTCCGCCTTGCGGAATGTCCTGTTCTCCTGGTTATACTCATAGACTTGTGAGTTCACCGTCAGAATGCTCTTGTGGATATAGTTCTTCCCAAGAGAAAGCATGAAGCCGACCTCGGCCACCTCACGTTTCCAGTACATGTAATGTACGTCGTTGGAACGGAAGAGGATGTCATCCCCATTCACCTTCACCGGTAGCAGCTCCAACGGAACTCTCTGAATGAGATCAGCGACTGGCTCGCCCCTGTATTGGGGGGGTCCAGCTACGCATAGATACTTCAGAAGGGAGTTCCAGTAGCATGCCACATTTATGGCGCAGAGAATAGGGAACGACAACACACTTCCCATGAGTTGGCCGTTCGTCTGTTGACACGTCTCCAATCCGCCTAGAGCCTTGAATATCTTCGGGTACGAGATCTCCTGCTCATAGAGAACTGAGCGGAGTACCTCGGACACCCTGAAGGCATCGATGGGGTCCAGGCCAAAAGTCTGAGTTCGGATCGCTTCCTCAAAGAACAATTTGGTAGCGTCCAACTTCAGACCGTCAGTGGCTGCCGAGTAGTCCCCAGAGACCCACTGGTCAAACTCCTCATCGAGTCCCAACCGCTCCTCCTGCATAAGGATCTCCTCAAGATGTGAAGCATCGAGAGGACATCCGATCAGTCGGAACTGAGGGTACTTGAAAAGGTGTTGCCAGAGGTCTTTCTGGAAGAACCTCGACACCCACTGACGAATCGCGGAGCCTTTTGTGATTAATCTCACTTTCAGAGGCTCCAGGATCGGAGAGACCACCACTCGGTTCTCTGCGAGCTCAGCTCCCTTAAGAGCATCCAGGAAAGTGGGGAATCGAGAGATTCCCCGCATTTCGCGGACGTTCCCAGGAGAGACTTCGACCATCCGCATCAAGTCGGTGCAGTAGAGATCGGGGCTGTCGCGAAGGAATTCGCGACCACCCCCCTCACTACGCTTCGACTCGAACGATGCGGACGTCGAGGCCTCGTAGAGACGAGCTTTGGATCGAAGACCCCGAAAGATCTTCGAACTCAAGAGATCGAGCTGGTCACTCGCCGTGTCTGACATCGGCGAGTTGGCAGTCAAAGCAGACTTGTGCTTCAACATGGTCGAATGGATAAAGGTATCCGAGGCAGGGTACGCCCCCCGTTTAACACCCTGTAGAATCCCGCTGAATAAGCAAAGATTCCGGTGTGAGCGAGAGATGAGACGATTCCGAAGAATCCTCTTGCACCTCCCGACAAAGACTAGTGGATTATCTCCAAAGCCTTCCGGGACGGGTGGCATATCTGCCTGCTTCATGTACCGAGCCATCGGCCATACGGTCACGTACTTCGCATAGGAAATGAATCGACTATGCGGCCAGTGCATTGCTTCAAATGCAAACTTCAACACCTCTTTCTGCGGAACACGGAGGAAGCCAGGAAGAGCATCGAAGAGAACCTCGTACATCGCGCGAGCGAAATACAGGCCCTCAATGGCGCTCTCCCCCTCCAGTTCCCAAACTACTCCCCGCCACTGCGGCTTGCCGCAGTCAGAGACCACTCTCTTTAACCGTCCACGCATGTCGCCGGACGGCCTCAGACAGTGATCGCCGAACCTTCCGCCGAGATACTCCAGGTTCACTCGATTCTCGAGAAACCAGGCATCCCCCGGCATCAGACGAAGGTAAGTAGCGTTCGTCTCCTCCCCCTCAACACGAGGGGCCAGCAGGCGAATCATCTCATCGATCAAGCTTAACGCATTCATTGTATTGGCTTGAGTAGAATTGTCTTCGG